AATACAAAGAACAAGTAATAGCATTACAGTCTTGGATTAAACAGCAAAGGGAATTGACAAATGCCACTAAGTAATCCCCAACAAAGCATTGCTAAGACTGAGAAGAGATTCCGTGTAGCAATATGTGGACGTCGTTTTGGTAAGACTCACTTATCTATTAGAGAACTATGTCGATTCGCAAGATATCCAGACCGTGAAGTATTCTATGTTGCTCCTACATATAGACAAGCAAAGCAAATTGTATGGAAGAAACTTAAGAATAAATTAGTCTCTCTAAAGTGGGCAAAGAAAGTAAATGAAACAGAACTCAGCATATTACTCAAGAACGGCTCTAGTATATCTCTTAAAGGGGCTGACAATTTCGACAGTCTTCGCGGTGTCGGTCTTGACTTTATTGTATTGGATGAATTTGCAGACATAGATCCTGAAGCCTGGTTTGAAGTCTTACGTCCAGCACTTGCAGACAAAGAAGGTGCTGCACTGTTTATTGGAACACCTAAAGGTAAAGGTAATTGGAGTTTTGATTTATTCAATCAGCAGCGTGATTATCCTGAGCAATGGGCTAGTTTCCAATATACTACACTAGACGGTGGTAATGTTACTGCAGAAGAAATTGAATCAGCAAAGCGTGACTTAGATGAAAGAACATTTAAGCAAGAGTTTCTAGCGACATTCGAGACTTATGGTAATGTTGTGGCTTATGCGTTTGATCGTAAGGCACATATTAAATCATATCCTAATCCAGTTAATCTTGTTAGGGAATTGCACGTTGGTGTTGACTTTAATAACTCACCTATAACAGCAGCAGTATGTATTAAAGAAGGAAACACGTTATACCAGATAGATGAGATATATATGAATGATTCTAATACAGGAGAACTTGCAGGTGAAATACAAACAAGATACCCCGATCACAAAATCATATGTTATCCCGATCCTGCTGGGCGGCAGCGGAAGACCTCAGCAAATGGTCAAACAGACTTTACCATCCTCTCCAACGCCGGCTTTGCTATTAAAGCCCCGAACGCACACAACGCAGTCAGGGACAGAATAAACTCAATGAATGCTAGACTTAAAACAGTTGATGGTAGTATTCACTATTATGTTGATCCTAAGTGTAAGCATACAATTGAATCGTTAGAGAAGTTTGCATATAAAGAAGGAACGCAGACTCCAGATAAAGAAAAAGGATTTGACCATATGTTCGATGCCTTAACATACTGTGTTGACTTCTTATTCCCAATAAAGCGGCAGCACGAAATACAACCTATGAGACGATTGTCAGTAGGCATCGCATAAATATATCAGACCAAGGAATCCTTATATGAATGAACAAACTACAGCAGACTATAAGAACATTGTAAGTGCAAATGTTCTCTTTAATCAGAACATTGCGAGATGGCGCTACTTATACCAATCTTATGTTGGCGGAGACGAATACCGCAATGGTGGTCACTTAACTCGTTATACTTTAGAAACTGATTCTGAATATAATGCACGATGCCGAGAAACTCCATTAGATAATCACTGTGCAAGTGTTATCTCTGTTTATAATAGTTTCTTGTTCCGCGAATGCCCAGAAAGAGAATTTGGATCTATTGCTAACTTACCTGAACTTGAAGACTTCTTAAGAGATGCAGACTTCGAAGGTCGTTCAATTGATGCCTTTATGCGTGAGGTTAATACTTGGGCTAACGTATTCGGTCACTCTTGGATTATAATGTCTAAGCCTAACATTGAAGCAGTTACTCGTGCAGATGAATTAGCATATGGTGTTCGTCCTTATGTTTCTATTATTACTCCACTAACTGTAATTGACTGGGAATTTAGCAGAACAGTTAATGGCAAATATGTCCTAAGTTATCTAAAGTATATTGAAGATGTTAATGGTTCAATTCAGACTTTACGTGAATGGACCCCTGAACTAATCACAACTACTATAGTTGACGTTGAAAATGAGGAAGTTAATGGACAAACAATCGAAATCAATCAACTGGGTGCTATACCTGCCGTTATTTGTTATGGCCAGCGCGGTATCACTCGTGGGATCGGTATTAGCAACATTGGTGATATTGCTGATCAACAGCGTTATATCTATAATGCCCTTTCAGAGTCGGCTCAAAGTATTAGGTTGGATTCACACCCAAGTCTCGTCGTCACGCCAGACACACAAGTAGGCACAGGTTCTGGTGCAATTATTCAAATCCCAGATAACTTAGAGCCTGGATTAAAACCATATGTACTAGACTTTGCTGGTGCAAGTATTGATTCTATTCTTAAACTAATAGAGAACGGTGTTAAGTCAATCGAAAAGATGGCTAACTTAGGCGGTGTCCGTGCTACACAAAGTTCTAATATGTCCGGTGTTGCTTTAGAGACTGAGTTCCAATTACTAAATGCACGTCTATCACAGATGGCAGATAATATTGAACTTGCTGAAGAACAAATGTGGCGTCTATTCTGTGCATACCAAGGTCAGCCATTTGATGTTGAAGTTGAATATCCGGATACATTCTCAATGCGTGATACTGGTCGTGAAATTCAAGAACTTAACACCGCATCAAGTGCAAGCCAAGACCCACGTGTTCAGGCTGCTGTTGCTGCAAAGATATTAGACTGGATGGATTTAGATACTGACGAACTTGCTGCTATAGAAGATCCGACTTTACTAAACCCGGATAGTATTCAAGAGGAAGGTGAACTTCCGGTAGACGAAGAACCGCAATACTTAAACTAAGATAAAGGGGATTTATTTCCCCTTTTCTTACGACTGATATAAATAACTTCATACGAATAGCGATATTCATTTTACTCTATGGAGGCCAAGGCTACAATGTCCGAAAATACGTTGGTTAATGAAGGTACTGAGACTTCTGAAAATACTCAGGCAACTAAGACTTATACACAAGAAGAATTTGATCGTCATATGTCAGGCTTGAAAACATCTATTACAAAGAAGTTTGAAAAGCAACTTG